CACTCTTTCCGTCGAACTTATCGACCGTTCTTCACCGGCATTCTTTGAAGAACTTATTCGCCTAATGGCAGGTGCTTACGCAAAAGCAACAGATACCGCAGTCAATGCCGCGATTATTTCTGGAGCAACTGCCGATGGAACAACAACCGTAACTTATCCGACTGCTGCCGAACTTCTCGGAATAGTTAGCCGTGGAGCCGCTTCGGTCTATGCAGGAACTCAGGGCTTCGCTCGTAACATGATCTGCAATACTTCACAATGGGCGAACCTAATGACACTTAACAATTCAGGCGCGCCTCTTTACAACGTTGCCGCAGGAACTAATAACTTCACCGGTGGACAAGTAAATCCGCAATCAGTACGCGGAAACGTTGCGGGTCTTGATCTCTACGTTACTGCTAACACCGCAAGCACAACTGATACAGATGGATCCATCTTAATCGTCAATCCAGACGCTTATACATGGTACGAGTCTCCAACACTTCGCTTAACTTCTAACTTAATTAATACTGGTCAGGTTGAAGTCATGTATTACGGTTACGGCGCAATCGCGACAAAGGTCGGAGCTGGAGCATTCAAGAATAACAAGGCTTAATTAGCCTGATAATCATGGGCTAGGTGCGCTCCCGTATCTAGCCCAGCAGTAGAGAGGATCGGAAATGCCTAGCATAGTTACGGCGTCACAACTTCGCACCGTGCTGGGCGTTTCCGTTTCCTTATATTCCGACGCATACTTAGATGGAATTATTGTCAGCGCGGAGCAGGTAATTCTGCCGTTACTAACGGCGAATCAGAATGCAATCGCAGCCGTTTATCTTAAATCCAATGTCGCTTATTATGTAACTCAAAAATTAAATACATTTGTCGCCGGTCAATCCGTCGTCGTTACTGGTTGCGTTCCTTCGACCTTTAACGGAACTATTACAATTACAGACACGCTAGAAGGCGATTATACTTTCACGGCGGCGTTAGTGAATGCCGATATATTAATCCGTCCGGTCATTCCTACGGGAGTCGCTTATTTATCCGGAGCGAACGCCGCAACTCTTTACGCAAGCACCGAAGCAATCGAGCAAGCGGTTCTTATCGTTTCAACGGAAATCTTTCAATCCGTGACCGCAGCCGGTGGACAGATTGAAGGCGTGGACTTTACTCCATCGCCTTATCGAATGGGACGATCACTCCAAAACCGTGTTATCGGTTTAATCGGAAATTATGTGGACGTCGAAACGATGGCGCAATAATGCCAACTCCGACAACTATTTCGACAAACGTGAGAGGCGCACTCGCCACTTCACTATCTAGCGTCGTCGCCTCCGTTTATTCAAGCGTTCCAGAGACGGTGATTCCTCCGGCTTGCGTTATCGTTCCAGATTCGCCTTATCTAGAATCAACTCTTATCGGTAAAACAAACGTCAAGGTAAAGATCAATTTCGTTATTACTGCCGCCGTTGCGTATAACTCAAACGCCGGCGCACTCGATAATCTCGAACAGTTAGTGATTAGCATTCTTGCGGCTATGCCCGTCGGATACGTCGTCGGCGACGTTCAACGTCCGACAGTTATGCAAGTCGGGGCGAGCAATTTACTCGTCGCGGATCTATCCGTTTCGACCTACTACACGCAACAGACAATCTAAGGAGATACCTAATGGCAACAACAATCATCACGGGTCGCGACATAACTTTGACTCTTGATTCAAAGAGTTACGATCCGCAAACGACTTCCGCCGTGCTATCGAACGCTCCAGTAATTACGACTTATCAAACTCTTGACGGTAAAGCGTATAAGCATATTGACGACCAATGGACTTTAACTCTTAATCTACTTTCGGACTGGGGCGCAAATTCTCCGTCATCGCTATTCGAAGCCATGTGGACGGCGTTTACTACTGCACCGAATACGGCTCTCTCGGTTGTAATGATTGCGGCTACAGGTGCTTCGTTTGCGGTAACAGTCTTTCCAGTCGCACCTAATGCAGGAGGCGCGGCTCCAGACGCACAGACCGACACTTGGACTATGTTATGCGCTACAACTCCAGTCTTAACCATCACTTGATCTAACTAGAGAAAACGGGAGCAATAATGAAACTACCTATCATCATCGAATACATGTCGGGAAACGTTGAAACCTACATCGCGCAACCGCCGGAGTGGGCTAAATGGGAAACTAAAACGGGTCACACCATATCGCAAGCGCAAGAGAAAATCGGGATCGCAGATCTCTTATTTCTTGCCTATACTGCTATGAAACGTGAATCAGGCGGAAAGCCTGTCAAAGGTTTCGAATTATGGTGTGATTCCGTTGCCGACGTGCGAACCGGAGACGAAGCCCCAAAAGTTACGCCGCCGGAAGCGTGAATCGAATACTCGTCGAGTTAGCATTAGCGACGGGAATAGCGATGAGCGAATGGGTCACGGCGGAGCAGATCTACACCGCGAAAGAGATCTTGGAGGAACGAAGCCGTGGACAATGACGCAATCTCCTATGACAAGGCAGATTTACGTCGAATCACGGGCGCATTCAAAGCGATGGACGAGGAAGCAATCGCAGCCGCTAAACGCGAATCTTCTGCTTTGGCAGAATTTGCTCAAGGCAGAATAAAGGAGAAATCAAATACTCGTGGAATTGCGGCGCAACGAATTGCGCAAGGTTCACGCGTTTCCAAATCTTCCAAGATAGGCGAACTCTCTTTCGGTTTCGCTTCTCAAAAATTCTCCGGCGGTGCAACGACTCAGCAATTATGGGGCGGAAACGAATTCGGATCTAATAAATATAAGCAATTTCCTATCTGGTCAGGGCGCGAAGGTAGAGGATCTAAAGGCTGGTTTATTTATCCGACACTTCGCGAGATACAACCGGAAATCATTACTCAATGGGAGAATGCGTTCGATAGAATCTTGAAGGAGTGGTAATGGCAACAGGGTCACGAACGTTAAAACTCTCAATCCTTGCCGACGTTGATAATTTAAAAAAGAATCTCAACGCCGGATCCGATGACGTTCAATCTTTTGGCGACAAGGTTTCGGACTTTGGAAAGAAAGCCGGACTAGCATTTGCCGCAGCTGGAGCCGCCGCCGCAATTTATGCCGGCAAGTTAGCAATCGAAGGCGTCAAAGCAGCGATAGAAGATGAAGCCGCACAAGTACGCCTTGCTAATTCTCTCAAGAATGCAACTGGCGCAACGAATGACCAGATAAAGGCAATTGAAGATAACATCTTAAAAATGTCTCTTGCTTCGGGCGTCTCGGACGATAAACTTCGTCCGGCTCTTTCCCGTCTGGCACTTTCAACTAATGACGCGAAAAAGGCTCAAGATCTTCTTACTCTTGCACTCGATATATCTCAGGCAACTGGTAAAGACTTGGAAGGCGTCGCTAACGCTCTTGGTAAAGCCTACGACGGCAATAACACCGCACTCGGTAAATTAGGCGTCGGACTTTCTGCCGCCGAATTAAAGGCGATGAGTTTCACGGAAACACAGACAAAACTTTCGGATCTATTCGGTGGGGCTTCTGCCGCTAATGCGAAGACATTCGCCGGACGAATGGAAATTCTCAAGGTTACATTTGATGAAGCGAAGGAATCCGTCGGAGCAAAACTGCTTCCAATTATCCAGGATCTAGTGCAATTCGTCATTGACAAAGTTATTCCGGCACTTGGTAAGTTTGCCGATTATTTCAAGCCTATAACTAAAGCAATCGACGATAATAAAGAGACATTTAAGGCATTCGGTCAATTCATAGTCGATTACGTTGCGCCCGTTATCGTTACCATTCTTGGCGGCGCGTTTCAAGTTATCGGTAAAATCGCCGGCGGAGTTATTGACGTTATGGCGGCAATTATTAAAGGACTCAACGTTCTCATTCAGGGAGCCGTCGCAGGCATTAATGGATTAATAACGGTCTATAACTCGATTCCGTTTCTTCCTAACGTCTCAAAAATATCTGCTCCATCGATTTCGGTTCCTTCCGTTTCCGTTCCCGACATGGGAGGCGCGCCTTCCGTTCCCACTATTTCAGTTCCAGAAGTAAGCGGTGGCGGTTCAACTTCTGGAGGCGTATCTAGTGCCGTCGCCGGTGCAACGCAGTTCTTTAATCCTTCTGCTAATTACGTTCCCTCATTCGGAAAATCTTCTTCAATAGCACTCATGGAGGCAGGACAGTTTCAACGGCAATCCTCAATTGTCAATAACATCACGGTCAACGGTGCAATCGACGCCGAAGGAACCGCGCGTCAAATTGCCGACGTAATGAATAATTCTTATTACAGAGGCACGGGCGGAGCCTCTCAGTTCGTAGGTATTTCGTGACACAATGGAGTCCAGTCTGGAAAATCGAGATAAATGGCGTCACTTATACGACGGTTACTCTTGCGAATCTCTCAATCACTTCTGGACGCTCGAACATCTATACTCAAGCGCAAGCCGGCTATGCGACGATAAATCTAATCAACCTCACCGGATCGGCAATAGTTCCGACAATTAACGACACGCTAGCAATCTCGGTCAAAGATACCTCGGCAGTCTATGTCCCGATATTTGGTGGATCTATTGTGGACGTCGGTGTAACCGTGTCTCAAGTCGGATCCATAGGAATAGCGCAGACGATTACAATTACCGCTCTAGGAGCCTTAGCAAGGCTTCAGAAGGCACTTACCAACGGCGTTCTAACTCAAGATTTTGACGGCAATCAGATAGACACAATTCTTCGGCAAGTTTTATTCGCTCAATGGCAACAAGTTCCAGCAGCTCTAACTTGGGCGACTTATGATCCGACAACGACATGGGCGAACGCAGAAAATACTGGACTTGGCGAAATAGATACTCCTGGAAATTATGAACTAGCGCAACGCGCTTCAAATCGAACCGACGTTTATTCTCTCGTTGCAGCACTTGCAACTTCTGGACTCGGTTATCTTTACGAGGACGCGCAAGGACTAATCTCCTACGCCGATTCAACTCATCGCACGACTTACCTAGCGACTTACGGTTATACGGATCTTGACGCAAATCAGGCACTTGGACAAGGAATTAGAATCCAGACACGCGCCGGAGATATCCGAAACGACTTGACAATTAAATACGGAACTCTTTCGGCTAGTGAAGTCAGCGATACGGATCAAACGTCAATCGGACTTTACGGTGATCTTGCTCAAATCATTACGACGACGATTAAGCACTCGGCAGACGCAAGGGCTCAAGCTGCATTCTATCTATCTCTTCGCGCTTATCCACAACCGATATTCGAATCCATAACTTTTGCTCTTACGAATCCCGAACTCGATAACGGCGACCGAGACTCGCTTATCAACGCATTCATGGGACAACCAATCAACCTTACAAATCTTCCGGCGAATATGTCTTCGGGCAACTTTCAAGGATTTATCGAAGGCTGGAGATTCTCAGCCTCTTACAACGAATTGTCTATCACGCTTCTACTTTCACCGCTTGCGTTCTCGTTGCAGGCGATGAAGTGGAATGACGTGCCAATCGTTGAAACATGGTCGAGCGTGTCGCCGACTCTGGACTGGGAAAATGCGACGATTGTCGCTTAGAAAAGGAGATAAATAAATGGCTAATCCAACAACGAATTACGGCTGGGTCATGCCGGCGGCTACGGATCTCGTTACGGATCTACCGGCGGATTTCAACGTCTTCGGTCAAGGCGTCGATACCTCTATGCAGTATTTACTCGGAGGAACGACTGGACAGATTCTTTCTAAGACTTCCGGAACTAATATGGCGTTCACTTGGATAACTAATGACGTCGGCGATATAACCGCAGTCACGGCAGGAACAGGAATATCAGGCGGAGGCACTTCCGGAGCCGTTACCGTTACCAACTCAATGGCAACGGCAATTACAACCGCCGGAGACGTCATTCAAGGCACAGGGTCAGGAACCTTTGCACGTCTTGGAATCGGAACCGTCGGACAAGTCTTGACCGTCAATTCTGGCGCGACTGCTCTTGAATATGCGACTCTTACAAGCGGAGGAATGACACTAATTTCCACAACATCATTAACAGGATCGAGCGTTTCGATTACGGTTCCGAGCGGTTATAAAAATATAATTTATGTTATTCGCGACGCAGTAGCGGTTACTACTTCTGGATCATATCTTTATCAAACTTTCAATTCCGATACAGCGGCAAATTACAATTATGTTGAACTTAGAGGTACAGCAGCCAGTGCTGCAACAACTTCAATGACAACAGATGCAAAGATTTATTTGCCTTATGTCAATAATGGTTCAGATAATAATATGTTTGTTGCAAACACAATTTATGATTACTTGAACACCTCAACCAATAAATCCTTCAATGCGGTTATGAATAGTAAAAACAACTCAGCTGTTCGAGTCGTCGGAAACATTACAGGCACATATTTCCCAACGACACCAGCGGCGATAACATCTATTCAATTTGCTTGGGAGACGTCGAATCATTCAAGCGGTTCCGTTCTACTTTATGGAGTGAACTAATGACAAAAAATACGATCACAATCACCGACGAACAAGGCGTGACTATTACTCGCGACATGACAAACGAGGAATCGCTGGCATTCGATAATTTCAGAAAAGATTCAGTAGAAAAACGTCTGGCAAGAGAAGCCGAAGAATCTGCAAAGCAATTAGCAAAAGAATCCGCACTCGCTAAACTTGCCGCGCTCGGACTTACATCGGAGGAAATAAGTGCCATTTCCTAACGGCACTCTTCACCGTGTTATCGAAATCGCTCTGGGCGAAGTCGGAACGATTGAAGAAGGCGACAACCTAACAAAGTACGGAAAAGCCTTTGGCGTAGATGGTCTGCCGTGGTGCGGTTCATTCTGTAATTGGGTCTATAAAGAAGCCGGAGTCAAAATCCCATCGGTTATCTCAACGGCGGCAGGGGCTCACGCCTTTAAGAATCTTGCTAAATTCAGAGAAGCACCTCAAGTCGGAGATCTTGCATTCATGGACTTTCCTCACGATGGCGTAGATCGTATTTCGCACATCGGAATTGTGGTAAAAGTTGCGTCAGATTCGATTACTACAATCGAAGGAAATACGTCAGGGACAGGCGATCAACGCAACGGCGGAATGGTAATGATCAAGACTCGCGCACTCGGTACAGGGTCACCGGTTGTCGGTTTCGGTCGTTGCCGTTTCGCAGAATTCGATGGTGATCTTCCGGTCATTATCGAAACCGTGATAACTCCTAAAAAAAAGATAGGCAGGATAAAAAAATGAAGGAAGCAAAAGCACTAGCTGCGTCGTGGGCGCGCTCTTTCCTAGCGGCTGCAATCGCTCTTATTGCAATCGGTGAGACAAATCCTAAAGCAATTATTACGGCAGGAATGGCGGCGGTTCTGCCCGTTATCTTGCGAACACTCAATCCAAAGGACGCAAGTTTCGGAGTCAAGGGCTAATGTCTCCGACGGAATGGGCGGCGTTTATCGGTTGCGTTATTGCAATTATTTCCGCCGTCTATTCCGCTATGAGGATCATGATTAAATCTATCCTTCGCGAGTTCTCGCCTAATGGTGGAGCAAGCCTAAAGGATCAAGTGAACCGAATAGAGGCTCGCTTAGATCTACTCTTGGCGGAGATTCTCAAGAAATAGACACGCCGAGACATAGGCGCAAGGCTTGAAAATGTCGGCTCTCGATGAGACTCTTTATTCGGGAGCAACGACAAGGCTCCCACGGGAGCAATAATGATTGAAGAATTTCAATACTGGTTAGCAATCGCGTGTTTAACAGTTATAGCAATCTCATGGGCTTACTCAAGGGGCTGGAAAGATGGACATTCCGAGGGCTACGTTCGCGGACGTGCTATCGCTAAAGCACTCAAGGAGATTAACAAATGAGTAATTTCCTAGAAGGATATGAGGACGTCAATGCAAGAATTACAAGAATTCACGCCGAATTCCCATCGTGTCGAATCATCACGCATATCGAGGATATCGACGTCGTTAAAGGTTACGTACTCGTCAAGGCAGAATTCTTCAAAGAGTTCGAGGATCACGTTCCATCATTCACAGATTACGCGCTGGAAATGCGCTCCGATCGTGGAGTCAATCTACACTTCTGGGTCGAAAACGGAATTACTAGCGCAATCGGACGAGTCATCGGATTAGCCTCACCTTCAAAGGATCCAAAAACTGCCGCACGTCCGACACGTCAAGACATGGAAAAGGTTGAACGCCTATCGACTTCCGACGTTTCAGAATTGAAGAAGAGCGACGCTTGGACTTCTATTCCATCATTTGACACTAAAGAAGCCGCCGAATCTGCTGGAATGCCAACACTTGGAACGGCAATCGATGAGATTAAAGAATCAATCGGTGAGCCGGTTATTTACGATCCTCTTATCTGCCGTCATGGACAACGCAATTTCCGAAGCGGAATATCAAAGAAAACAGATAAGCCTTACGGTGGCTGGTATTGCCCTAATGGAATCGTATCGCACCAATGCGAAGTAGTGTGGGGCGTATTAGGTGCAGATGGTAATTGGGCGGTAAAGAAATGAGCGAAGAATTATGCGATTCATGCGATAAATACACCGAATCCAGTAAAGGTCAAGCATTTAAAGATCGCGGAGAAGTAGTCTTGTGGATCTGTTACAAGTGCCAACCGCAGAAATAAGATATTCAGTTGCCTTCGCAGACGAAATGTATATTCACCAAGCTGCGACCGATAAAATCTTACAAGGATCCGGAGTAATGGGATCTCAGCCTCGATACAACCTGGCTCTTAACACTCACGAACAGGTCTCAGAATTAGCCGAATCCATAACGGCAGAGTTAATCGTTGCACGTTACTTCAAACTCGATTATGACGCACGTCAAAATAACGGCAAACATCATGCAGACGTGGGGCAGGGCTTGGAAATCAAGTGGACGAAATACGAATCGGGACACCTGATCATCTATCCAAATGACAGAGATAGCGACGTGGCGATAATGGTCGTCGGTAAATCGCCTACCTATCGCATAGCCGGCTGGATTCCGGTTCAATTCGCTAAACGGGCTAAATATAAGCACCGATCACAGGATTCATGGTGGATAGAGCAGCACAATCTCTTTCCGATTGAAGATCTAGTAAGGAGCGAACATGGACGTTCACTTATCTAGTTGTCGCATATGTAAGAAGGTCACTATGCAACGCGAACGCATAGTCACGGATAAATTGCCGCCTAATGTGAAAGTGCTGGAATGTCTCAAGTGTGGAGTAATGGGCGTGGTGTTACTGGAGAGTAACTTATGAATAGTTATCCACAGGAGTTATCCACAGGCACACTAAACCTGTGGACGACACGCAGGAGTCGCGCTCAAGTTATCCACATACTCGTCGGTAACTTGACAGTAGGACTACCATCGCGACACGGTGGCGAGCCGCTAAGGCGGATAGCTCGCAGCCGTTTCTCGGTGGTTACGGGACTCCTATGTCTCAACGTGGTTATGACGGCTTATCCATCAAATGCTGTTAATAACACAATAGAAATCTATAAACTCTATGCACATACAAAGCTTCTCAATGCAAAAGAATTTCATTGTGTGGATCTACTTTGGACGAAAGAAAGTCAATGGAATTCACGATCTAAGAATAAACATTCAACCGCATTCGGAATTCCTCAGCTTCTCAAGATGAAGGAAACTAATCCATTTCGCCAGATAGATTTAGGCTTGCGCTATATTCGTCACAGACATTCGACTCCGTGCAAGGCGTGGGAATACTGGAAGAAGAAGGGTCATTACTAGATGGCACAAGACAGACACGGGAAAGTCTATGGATCAGCGTGGCGCAAAATGCGCAAGATGATTCTCGCTCGAGACGGATTTACTTGCGGTTATTGCGGTCAGCCGGCTAATACCGTCGATCATGTTCAAGCCGTAAATAAAGGCGGAGAGATATTGAATCCAGATAATCTCATCGCCGCCTGTGTTTCGTGTAATTCACGAAAGCAAGATAAGCCGACTCACCTTTTTTTAAGACCGCGTTCCACCGCCATGCTATCCCGTGAATCTCTTTCACCACTAAACGAAACGATAAGTTATGACTAAGGCTGGACAGGGCAAGACAAGGGCTCTCAAGGTCGTATCAGGGACGAACAGGGATTCGGTCAGCATAGATTCGACACTTGCGCCAGTAAAGTCTCTAATCGGCTCTCCTACGCCTCGAATTCACTCACGGCTCAATGATTTACCGTCTAAAGGTGGCGAACTAATCGACTTTGCGACTAAGTACGGGATTGAACTTATGCCGTGGCAAAAATTCGTCATGGAACACGCGCACAAAATCAAGGAAGATCAACGGTGGAATTCAAGCGAGATCTGCATAGTCGGAGCGCGTCAGAATGGAAAATCTACGCTTCTCATGGTGCGAGCGTTAGCCGGACTCTTCTTATGGAATGAGCCTCTTCAGATTTCCTCGGCTCACCGTCTATCTACGTCGCTCGAACTCTTTCGCCAGATAGTCAAGATTATCGAAACTCACGACGAACTCAAGGAGCAAGTCAAGGTCATTCGATGGGCTCATGGATCCGAAGAAATTGAAACTAAATCGGGAAATCGTTATGTGGTTCGAGCCAGTAATTCAGCAGCTAGAGGAATCGCACGTCCGGAAGTCATTTACATGGACGAACTTTCCATGATGAAAGATCTCGACGGCTTCGCCTCGCTTCGTTATACGATGATGGCGTCTAGGAATCCGCAAGTCTGGACGTTCTCAACGGCTGGAGATCAGTCCTCCGTCGTACTCAATCAACTTCGCGAACGCGGAATGAATGCCGCAGTCGGTGGAAGCGATAAAATTACGTATCTCGAATGGTCTGCCTATACCGAAGATATCCACGACGAAGATAACTGGGTCGCTAGTAATCCGGCACTTGGTCACACAATTCACGAAGACAACATTCGAGCCGTTCTCAATGATCCGCCTCACGTCGTCCAGACCGAAGTTCTCTGTCGGTGGATCCATCAAAAGGACGCAGTAATTCCGGCTATTTCATGGGAAGAGTGTGGCGACGACGTAGATCTTGACATAGAACGTCAAACATGGTTCGGACTCGACTTATCACCGGATAGAAAAGCCGGCGCGTTGGTTGCGGCTCAACGCTTAGACGATAATCGTTTCGTAATAAAGTTAATGCGAACATGGGAGAACTCTGTCTCTCTCAATGATCTATCTATAGCAAACGATATTGCGGAACACTTTCGAAAGTATCCCGTCGAGGTTATCGCATATAGCAAGCGCACCGCCTCCGCCGTTGCCGGACGCCTCGTTCCTGCCGGTATCCCAATTATGGATTTCGACGGGCATAACTACGCGACTTCTTGCGATCTTCTACTTTCGGCAATTACTTCCGGCAGACTTCGACACAATCGGAATCCAGAATTGACTAAACAAATACTCTCAGCCGTGCGACTGCCTCATGGCGATGGAGGCTGGATTATAGGAAGAAGAGCAAGTCAGACGACCGTATGCGCTGCCGTTGCCGCAGCTCTCGTGACACACTTTGCGACACGCGGAGAGACAGAGATAGACATTCTCGTCGGATAAGCGTATAAGTGCGCTCTACACTTTGCGCATGGGTCTAAAAGATTTATTTATCACAAAGCCTCAAAGCCTACCGCCGACCTCCGACATAGAGGCGTCGCTTGCTCCTGTCAATGTCACATCGTCGCTATATAACATCTACGGCGTTGCCGGAATTACGGCTTCACGCGTTGAATTCATGTCGGTTCCAACGTGTGCGCGCGCTCGAAACATTATTTCGTCAAGTGTTGCAAGTATTCCGCTTAAGGTTCGCACAAAAGCCGACGGCGCGCGTGTTGAAACACCGCCGCGCGTTATTAATCAACCGGATCCACGCGTTCCCGGATCCGCGACTTATGCGTGGTTAGCGGAGGATATTCTTCTATACGGTTACGGCTACTTAAAAATTAATGAAATTTATTCCGACACATATCGCATTCGTTCTTGCGAAAGAGTAGATCCAACTCGGGTCACGATTAAAACTAATGCGATGGGAACGGAAATTGAGTATTACTGCGTAGATTCAATGCCAGTTCCTTATGAAGGCGTCGGATCTCTTGCGGTGTTCTATGGCAACGATGAAGGAATTCTCAATCGCGCCGGACGCACAATCAAAGCCGGAGCAGAATTGGAACGTGCCGCGACAATGTATGCACGCGAACCGGTTCCAACAATGGTTCTCAAATCTAACGGCGCGGCTCTTCCGGCGGATCGTATTGCAAAACTTCTCGAGTCATGGGGCGCGGCTCGTCGCAATCGTTCAACCGCATTTCTCAATGCCGACGTAACTCTGGAAACACTTGGATTCGATCCCGAGAAATTACAATTAAATCAAGCTCGTTCCTACGTTGCGACCGAACTCGCTCGCGTTACTGGCATTCCGGCTTATTATGTAGACGCAGAATCTGGATCTAGCATGACATATTCTAACGCGTCTCTGGCGAGACAATCTTTGCTTGATTTTTCTTTGCGACCAATTATGACGAGTATTGAAGAGCGTCTTTCAATGACAGGAATGCCAAATGATTTCGTCTCATCTACTCAAGAAGTGAAATTCGATCTTGACGATTACTTGCGCGGTTCTGCAAAAGAGCGCGCCGACGTTTATAAAATTCTTTTTGATATAGGGGCAATTACCGCCGATGAAATCCGAATGGAAGAGGAAATGATCCGATGAATGAAACTCCAATGAATCTCAACTTTTCGATAAAGGTCAGCGCAACGGATTTTCCAAAGCGCGAAATCTCTGGACGCATAGTGACATGGAATGAAGTCGGTTCGACTTCTGCCGGTGAAACTTTATTTACTCCAGGATCTATTACTTTCGGCGACACTACTAAATTATTACTTGAACACAAACGCGAAGCACCAATCGGATTTCTTAAGTCTTATCAAGTCACAGATCAAGGAATCGACGCAACATTCTCCATCGGAAATACAACCGCCGGAAACGATAGTCTCGTCGAGGCAAGTTCCGGACTTCGCGATGGTTTCAGCGTAGGAGTTCTAGCCGATAAATATAAAAATATAGATGGCGTTCTTACAATTTCCGCGAGTTCTCTCAAAGAGGTTTCACTCGTTACAGATCCAGCAATAGCAAGTGCCAAAGTCGCAATCGCGGCAAGTGAAAATTCTGATTCGGAAACACCGGAGACAGAAGAAATAAATCCAACTAATGAAGGAGAAAACGAAGTGGAAATCACTCCAACCGTTCCAGACGCTCCAGCCGAAACGGTTGAAGCGGCGAAGGTAGTGAACTTAGGTTCAGCACCTCTCGCATTCACAAAGCCACGTTCACCAATTCTTACTGCAGGAAATTATCTTGAACACACAATCCGAGCAGGTCTTGGAAATGAAGATTCACGTCAATATGTAAAAGCGGCAGACGATAGCTTCACAACAAATCCAGCGTTTAGCCCAGTTTCTTACGTTCGCGACGTTGCACAAAATACTAGCGCTATGCGTCCAGTAATTGACGCTTGCGGTGGAACACGTCCACTTAATAGTTACGGAATGACGGTTTCAATTCCTAAGATTACTGCTAATTCAACTGCGGCAACTGTTGCAGAAGGCGGAGATCCAACTGGAACAACTGCGATTACTTCTGCTTACGTCAATGCAACTGTAATCAAAAAAGCCGGATTCCAACGCTACAGCGTGGAACTTTTGGACAGATCAGATCCATCATTCTATGACATCATGCTTCAAAATCTTCGCGACGCATATGCTCAAGCAACCGATCAGTATGTAATTGCACAAATTACAGCCGGCGGAACTCAAGCAACTGCAACAGCCGCAGATTCAGCCGGTATTATTTCATTCGTATCGACAGAATCTCCTGCCGCTTTCACCGCAACAAAGCGCACCGCAAAGTCATTCGTATCTGGAACATCTATCTGGAGCCTTCTTATGGGAGCAACAGATACAACAGGTCGTCCAATTTATAACGCGGGAAATCCGATGAATAATGCGGGATCTGCAATTCCTACAAGCATTCGCGGAAACGTTCTTGGACTTGATTACTACGTTGATCCGAACATGGTTTCAACTTCAATCGACGAGTCCGCGTTCATTATCGAACCACGTTCGATTGAAATTTTTGAATCTCCTGCTCTTCAACTCGCCACTAACGTTCCAACAACGGGCGAGATTGAAATCATGCTCTACGGATACATCGCGGCTCAAGCAGTATTCGCCGGCGGTCTCCGTCGTTTCAATCTAACTTAATCCAAATAATCATCGGCTAGGTGCGCTCCCGTATCTAGCCGAGCAGACGAGAGGATCGGAAATGCCTAGTATCGTAACGGCGTCACAACTTCGCACCGTGCTAGGCGTTTCCGTTTCCTTATATTCAGACGCTTATCTTGAAGGAATTATCACAAGCGCAGAGCAAGCAATTCTGCCAATGCTTACCGCTAATCAAAATGCTATTAGCGCGGTTTATTTACAAAATAATGTCGCCTATTACATAACTCAAAAGCCGAATAGTTTTGTCGCCGGTCAAAGCGTCATCGTTACAGGTTGCGTCCCTTCTACATTCAACGGAACGCAGACCGTGACATCGAATTATTATGATCCGTTTCCATATCTTCCATACGCTTATCCTGCTCCTTATTATGTCTTTACGGCAGCGATTACGAATGCGAATATCACCTTCCGTCCGGTGATACCGGCTGGCGTTGCCTATCTATCCGGAGCCAACGCCGCCACTCTTTACGCTAATACCGAAGCAATCGAACAGGCTATCCTCGTCGTATCCGTTGAAATTATGCAAAGCGTTACGGCTCCTGGAAATACTTCTGCAGATCTTGAATTCAATCCGCAACCATTCGTCCTCGGTAGATCATTACAAAATCGAGTCATGGGACTTCTATCACCTTACATCGACGTTGAAACTATGGCGCAATAATGCCAACGCCGACAAGTATTGCGACAAACGTTCGAGGGACTCTCGCGACTGCTCTTTCCTCCGTTGCCGCTTCCGTTTATTCTTCCGTGCCAGAATCGGTAATTGCTCCGGCTTGCGTAATTGTGTACGACTCTCCAATGATGGAAAGTAACTTAATCGGTAATAGCACCGTAAGAGTGAAACTTAATTTCGTAATATCTGCCGCCGTTGCGTTTAATAATAATGCCGGCGCACTCGATAATCTCGAGAAATTAATAATAAGCATTCTGTCGGTTATACCGTCCGGATACGTCGTCGGAAACGTCCAAACTCCGCAAGTCATATCGCTAGGATCGTCGAATTTACTTTCGGCGGATCTATCCGTTTCGACCTACTACACACAACAGACAATCTAAGGAGATACCTAAAATGCCAACTACAATCGTAACGGGTCGCGATATAACCTTTACGCTCGCAACCGTAAATTATGACGCGCAAACGACTTCGGTCACTCTAGTTAATGCGCCAGTTATCACGACTTATCAAACACTCGATGGGAAAGCCTATAAGCACATCGACGACCAATGGACTCTTAATATTGCACTTCTTGCAGACTGGGGCGCGACTTCATCGCTATTCGAAGCCATGTGGACGGCGTTCACTTCGGCTCCAAATACTGCACTCGCATTCACGCTTATTTCGGCTACCGGTGCTTCTTTCGCTGGCAACGCCTTTCCGGTTGCTCCGACTGCCGGCGGCGCGGCTCCAGACGCACAGACCGACACTTGGACAATGCTATGTTCTACAACTCCAGTCTTAACAATCACTTGATCTAACTAGAGGAAACGGGAGCAATAATGAAACTACCAATCACCATCGAATATATGTCCGGAGACTCAGGAACCTACACGGCTCAACCGCCGGAGTGGGCTAAATGGGAAAATAAAACCGGATACACAATTTCACAAGCGCAAGAAAAAATCGGGATATCGGATCTCTTATTTCTTGCTTGGAATGCTATGAAAAGGGAGTCAGGCGGCAAGCCTGTCAAGCCTTTCGATATATGGTGCGAAACTGTTTCCAATGTGACAACCGGAGACGAAGCCCCAAAAGTTACGCCGCCGGAAGTGTGAATCGAATGCTCGTCGAGTTAGCGATAGCGACGGGCATTCCGATGAGCGAATGGGTCACGGCGGAGCAGATCTATACGGCAAAGGAAATCTTGGAGGCTAGAGAATGACATTCAAGGCGACAAAAGGTCAAGGCACTTTCCGAATAGAGTGCGAGCCTTACGCGTTGAAAAATCTAATTCAGACTCTCAACATGCTGGACAAAGAAACTCAAGGGAGAGTCAGAGACGCGGCTCAACCTCTTTCGCAAAGACTAGCCGGTCAGATTATGCAATTCGGAGACGCCTCTCCTACTCCGCAGACGAAACTCGTTCTTAAATCTATCGCCACGCCTCGCGATCGCTTGATTCGTGTCGACGTCGGTGGATCTAAGAAGGTCGGTCGTCCCTACGGTGGAACCGCGAGCAAAAGCGGCAAAGGAAACAAAGTAGGAAGAAGTGCGGCTCCTGCCGGTGCGCTCCTATGGGGCTCGGAATATGGATCCCATCAAGGCGTAGATCGTGCAGGAAGAAAATTTACAAATAGATTTAAGGCTCCTTACCGTAGAGATGGCTATTGGCTAAATAAAGCCGTGGACTTCTATACGCCTATCGTTGCAAAAGAATACATCGACCTCGTTCAATCCGTTATTAAGAATCTGGAACTCGACTAATGGCTGGCATTCCTAAAGTAAAGATTACCTTCGACGCCGATTTCGACGACCTTAAAAAGGGAATCAAAGGCGGACAAGACGAAATCGAATCTTTCGGAGATAAGGTTGCAGACTTCGGAAAGAAAGCCGGAATCGCATTCGCCGCCGCCGCCGGAGCTGCTGCAATTTACGCCGGCAAGTTAGCAATCGACGGAGTAAAAGCGGCTATAGAAGATGAAGCCGCGCAGGTACGCCTTGCTAATTCTCTCAAGAATGCAACCGGCGCAACCAATGATCAGATAAAAGCGATTGAAGAAAACATATTAAAAATGTCTCTCGCTTCGGGCGTCTCGGACGAAAAATTGCGTCCGGCTCTGTCCAGACTTGCGCTCTCGACAAATGACGCGAAGAAGGCTCAAGATCTTCTCACTCTTGCACTCGATATTTCGCAGGCAACCGGTAAAGACTTGGAAGGCGTTGCTAACGCTCTCGGTAAAGCATACGACGGCAATAACACCGCACTCGGAAAGTTAGGAGTCGGACTCTCAGCTGCCGAATTAAAAGCGATGAGTTTCACGGAAACACAGACAAAACTTTCGGATTTATTTGGTGGGGCTTCTGCCGCTAATGCAGAGACATTTGCCGGACGAATGGAAATCCTCAAAGTTACATTCGACGAAGCAAAGGAATCAGTCGGAGCAAAACTTCTTCCAATTATTCAAGATCTAGTCCAATTCGTAATCGAGAAAGTTATTCCGGCACTCGGTAAATTTGCAGATTATTTCAAACCGATAACTCAAGCGATAAACGATAATAAAGAAACGTTCAAAGCATTCGGACAATTTATTGTCGATTACGTTGCGCCGGTTCTGGTCAAGGTTCTAGGCGGCGCGTTCGAAATAGTCGGTAAAATAGCCGGCGGAGTTATTGACGTCGTAGCTGCCGTTATCAAGGGACTAAATTTCCTAATTCAGGGAGCCGTTCAAGGAATCAACGCGTTAATCGGGATCTATAACTCCGTGCCATTCTTGCCTAACGTTTCTAAAGTAAGCGCACCTAGTATTAGCGTTCCGACGGTTTCCGTTCCCGACATGGGCGGAAGTGCTTCGGTTCCTACTATCTCGGTTCCGGACTTGAGTGGAGGCGGCTCAACTTCTGGAGGTTCTGGCGTATCTAGTGCTGCGGCAGGTGCGGCGCAATTCTTCAATCCTTCCGCTAATTACGTTCCTTCCTTTGGTAAATCTTCATCTATTGCACTTATGGAGGCAGGACAATTTCAAAGACAGTCTTCCATCGTAAATAACATCACGGTCAATGGTGCAATCGACGCCGAAGGAACCGCGCGTCAAATTGCCGACGTAATGAATAATTCTTATTACAGAGGCACGGGCGGAGCCTCTCAGTTCGTAGGTATTTCGTGA